CTGGCTGGGTGGTCTGTTCGCGGCGACTGCGGCCTTCTGGGATCACCTCAAGGCACGCTGAGATGGACGCGCTGCCGCCACCACCACCGGCAGTACAAGCACCTGCTCCGGCCTTTGAGTGCGTGCGGTGGTCATGGTCATCTGACCGGCTGCTGGTGTGGTGTCTCCAGTGGAGGGTCAAGAAATGATCGATCCATTAACGGCTCTTGCAGGCATACAGGCCGCTGTGGCCTTGGTAAAAAAAGTCAGCAAGACTGTTGACGATGTATCAAGCCTTGGCCCTGTACTTGGCAAGTATTTTGAAGCCAAGGCCGTAGCCAAGGAAGCGGTTGTCAACGCTAAAAAATCAAAATCATCGATGGCGGTGGCCACGGAAATCGAGCTTCAGCTTGATCAGAGCAGGATTTTTGAAGAAGAGATGCAGCTCATCTTTATGGCTGTGGGCAAGGTTGATGTCTTCAATAAGATCAAGGCCCGTGCAGCAGCAATGGACAAAGAGGCTGCGCATGATGCACGGCGTGAGCGCGAGGCTGCTGCACGGCACAAGAAGGATGTTGATGAACTCATCACCTTTGTTCTAATGATGCTGGTGTTCGGCGCTCTTCTGGGTTTTTTGGGCTGGCTGATCTTTGAGGTGATGCAGCAGCAGTGCGGCGGGAAGTGCTGATGGCGACTGATGATCGCCCCCTTCAGCTTGTCGATAAGGTGTTGGCATTTGTCACATCTCCGTTCAGGTTGTTCGCCCTGATACTGATGGCGGTGCTGACCTTTGCAGGGTACTTTGTATATACAAACCAAGACCTGCTGATTGGCGCTTACAAGGAATCCAAGAAGATCCCAACAATTGCAGAGGACAGGGTGGAGGACGCAGCGGCGCATCTGTTCAAGCAGTCCGGTGCGCTGGTAGTGGCGGTCTTCAAGGTCAACAGCATGTTTGGAACTAGGGTTTTGTATAGGGCATACGGGAAGAACGGCAGGGACAAAACAAACGATGGGCTGGATGTCGGTCTGTTTACTCAGAACGCTGCCAACAATGCGGATGTGGTCAAGCTGATGGCCAGCGAGATTCCATGCGGTGAGTACAAGTCAGCGCAGAGTGAGATGGGCCTGTGGTACATAGCAAGGGGTGTGGCCTACACATGCCGTATCAGTGTTCCACCGGAGCCAGGGCGCTTTGTTGGCCAGATCACAGTTGGCTGGGCAACAGAGCCAGAAGATTTAGACAGCGCCCGTGCAATGCTGCAAATTGCCGCAACAATGCTTTCAAGGAGTAAACAGTAATGGATTGGCTAAGACAAATCGCACCAACAATCGCCACGGCAATGGGTGGCCCACTGGCTGGCATGGCAGTGTCGGCCATCTCCAAGGCCATCGGTGTTGACCCTGACAAGGTGGGCGACCTGATCTCCAACAACAAGTTGTCAGCAGAGCAGATTGCTCAAGTCAAGATTGCTGAGATTGAACTGCAAAAGCAAGCGCAAGAGCTTGGCCTTAACTTTGAAAAGCTGGAGGTTGAGGATAGGAAATCTGCACGGGAGATGCAGTCCAAAACTCGCAGCCTGATGCCGCCAATACTTGCGGGTACAGTCACACTTGGATTTTTTGGCATTATGGTGATGATGTTTATTGGCAAAGTGGACAGCAGCAACCCTGCCATCCTGATGATGTTGGGGTCGCTCGGCACGGCCTGGACAGGAATAATTGCTTATTATTTTGGATCATCCGCTGGCTCACAAGCCAAGACCGATTTACTTTCTAAGGCAGGGCCAGTGAAATGAAAGAAAACTTTGACCAGTGCTTGGCCGCAGTGCTGCACCACGAAGGCGGCTTTGTAAACCATCCGAAAGACCCTGGCGGTATGACCAACCTTGGCGTCACCAAGCGCGTCTGGGAGGAGTGGGTCGGGCATGAGGTGGACGAAAAAGCCATGCGTGCGCTGACCCCCGAAGTGGTCGGCCCAATGTACAAAAAGAAGTATTGGGACAAGGTCTGCGGCGATGACCTGCCAACCGGCGTGGACATGGCAGTCTTTGATCTGGCCGTTAACTCCGGCCCAGGCCGCGCTGCCAAGATGCTGCAAAGGGTGCTGGGCGTGCCAGAAGATGGCATGATCGGGCCAAAGACGATGGAGAAGGTCGCAAGCATCGATGCCATCAAGCTGGTCGAGGACTACAACGCCCAGCGCTTGAGTTTCTTGCAAGCCCTACCCACATGGGAGACATTCGGCAAGGGCTGGGGTCGGCGCGTGGCCGAGGTATCCAAAGACGCCGAAAAGATGATGGCCTGACATGAGGCGGTAATAAGCCGGCGGTATCCTCCGCAGGTTGCAGCAACAAGGGCGACCATGAGAAACCCCGTCAAGAACATGCCCAGCGCCGAGCAGGTGCTTTTGTTCGACCAGTGCATGTGGCACTGGCAGGAGGAGTTGTCGCTGGGTGATTGGCGCATTGAGCGCGGATCAAAGCCGGCCAAGGGCGCGATGGCGTCTGTTGAATTTAACCAACCAGCGCGGCTGGCGACTTACCGAATTGGTGACTTTGGCGCTGAGAAGATCACGCCACAGACCTTGAAAAAGACAGCGCTTCATGAGTGCTTGCATGTCTTGATGCACGACCTGATTGAAACCGCAACCGACAGAGGCTCATCTGATGAGCAAATTGAAGCAGCCGAACACCGAGTAATAAATGTGCTTGAGCGCATGTTGACAAGGGAATGACATGCCTTTACCAAGAGTCACAGATGCTGAATTCATTGAGCTTTGGAAGACGCTAGGCTCTGCCGCCAAGATTTCTAAAATCATTGATGTTGATGTGTCAAATGTCCATCAGCGGCGCAGGGTAATTGAGCAGAGGCACAAAATCCAACTGGTGGCTGCGGACAAGAGCCGCAGCAAATACTACAAGCACTTACAGACTGCCCATAATCATGCGGCGCGTCATCAACTTGGGATTGAAAACGGCGTGGTCATTGTGTTCAGCGATGCCCACTTCTGGCCTGGTATCCGCACCACGGCCTTCAAGGGGCTGCTATGGGCGATCAGGGAATTCAAGCCAAAGGCGGTTATCAATAATGGTGACGCCTTTGACGGCGCGTCCATCAGCCGATTCCCCCGTATCGGATGGGATACAAAGCCCAGCATCATCCAAGAACTCAAGGCTTGTGAGGCCAGCTTGGGCGAGATTGAGGAGGACGCTGGACGGGCCAAACTGATCTGGGCGATGGGCAACCATGACAGCCGGTTTGAAAACCGCCTTGCCGCCAACGCCCATGAGTTTGAGGGCGTCAAAGGGTTTTCCCTTAGAGATCACTTTCCGGCATGGCTATCCTGCTGGGCATGCTGGCCGACTGAGGATGTGTGCGTCAAGCACAGGTACAAGGGCGGCATCCACGCTACGCACAACAACACTGTCGGCTCTGGCAAAACAATAGTCACTGGTCACTTGCACAGCCTCAAAGTTACCCCATTTGCTGACTATAACGGCAACCGATTTGGGGTTGACACTGGCACGCTGGCAGACCCAGGTGGCCCACAGTTTGTCGATTATCTGGAAGACAACCCCACCAACTGGCGCAGCGGGTTTGCCATCCTGACCTTTTTCAATGGCCAACTGCTATGGCCGGAACTTGTCCACGACTTTGGCAATGGATGCGTTGAATTCCGTGGCGAAGTGATTGATGTCTCTGAGCTATGAGCGGCTGGTTGATCATTCTGGTGACAGTGATCTACGCCGGCATTGCCGTAGAGCAGTTTTACAAGGGCAACATCCCGATGGGAATCGTCTACGCCGGCTACGCCGCAGCCAATATCGGCCTGTATATGGCGGTCTAACGGGGTCAGCAAAGCCGCGCTGACATGACAAAAGTGGAATAATCATGTCATGGCCAATGTCAAGCAACAATTAGAGACGCCTTCACTGCCGAGTCTGGGTTATCCACCAGAGGTGTATGACCGCCGGAACTTGAACGAGAACAACGGCGCACTGAACATTTTTTCCAGAAAACTGACTGCTGTCCTTGGCTCACTGTTTGGGCCAAGGGGCGGCAAGTTTCTCAATGCGCCACATGGTGCGTTTCAAGACTCAACCGACCAGGTGGCGGCCAACACCACCACGGCCTATGCCGTCACATTTAACACGACAGACTTCAGCAATGGCGTGACAATAGCCAGCAACAGTCGAATCACAGTGGCCGACAGCGGAATCTGGAACTTGCAGTTTTCCATTCAGTTTACAAATACGACAAATTCGTCTCAGGATGTGGATGTCTGGTTTCGGGTCAATGGTACAAATGTGGCCAATTCAAATAGTAGATTTGGCTTTGCACCTAGAAAAGGTGCTGGCGACCCGTTTCACACCATTGCAGCCATAAATTACTTTGTGAGCTTGAATGCAAATGATTATGTTGAGATCATGTGGAGGCCAACCGACATCGGTGTTCAAATTGAGCAGTACGCTGCCAGCGCCAGCCCAACACGCCCCGCTGTACCATCTGCCATCGTCACGATGAGTTTTGTGTCCAACCTACCGACAATATAGCCATGTACATCCCACTAAAACTACCACCAGGCATCTACAGGAACGGCACGGAGTACCAAGCAGCAGGCCGCTGGTATGACGCGAATCTGGTGCGATGGTACGAGAACACCCTGCGGCCTATGGGCGGCTGGAGGAAGCGCTCGGCAAGCCAGATGACGGGTTTGTGCAGGGGTTTCATCACTTGGCGCAACAACAGCGGTGAGCGATTCATTGCCGCTGGTACGCAATCCAAGCTCTACGCCATGAACGAGGCGGGAACACTCAAGGAAATCACACCAACCGGCATCACTGCCGGCATTGCCGATGCCACGATCAAAACCGGCTACGGCTACGGCACTTATGGCACATACGCCTATGGCGTGGCTCGACCTGATCTTGGTGGACTGATTCCGGCCACCACATGGAGTTTGGACACATGGGGCGAGTATCTGGTGGCCTGCTCAAGCGCTGACGGCAAGCTATACGAGTGGCAGCTTGGCTTTACAACGCCGACACTGGCAGCGGCCATCACCAACGCCCCAACGGGCAACAAGGCTCTTTTGGTCACTGCCGAGCGCATCCTGTTTGCCCTTGGCGCTGGCGGCAACCCGCGCAAGGTGCAGTGGTGCGACCAAGAGGACAATACGGTCTGGACGCCTGCGGCCACCAATCAGGCTGGTGATTTTGAGTTGGCCACACCTGGCACTCTGCTGGCCGGCAAGCGCGTCAAGGGTGTCAACCTGCTGTTTACCGACACAGATTGCCACACGGCTACTTACATTGGAGCACCTTTTGTGTACGGCTTTGAGAAGGCAGGATCTGGCTGCGGCCTGATCTCGGCTCAATCTGTGGCGGCTATCGATACGGCGGCCATCTGGATGAGCAAGTCGGGTTTCTGGACTTATGACGGATATGTCAAGCCCTTGCCTTGCGAAGTCTCAGATTATATTTTTAACAACATCAACTACAACCAAGCGTCCAAGGTGTACGCTGTCCACAACAGCCAGTTTGGTGAGATCTGGTGGTACTACCCGAGCAGCGGCAGCAATGAGAATGACAGCTATGTCACCTACAACTACCGCGAAAACCACTGGAACATAGGCTCATTAGCGCGTACCGCTGGCACTGATGCGGGTGTGTTTACCAACCCGCTGCTGGTGTCATCTGATGGCTACATCTACGAGCACGAAGTGGGCTTTGCCTATGACAGCGCCAGCGTCTACGCTGAGTCTGGGCCAGTGCAGCTTGGCAACGGCGACAACCTGATGTCGGTGCGGCAGGTTGTCCCAGATGAGCAGACACTTGGCGAGGCGGTGGTTTCATTCAAGACCCGCAATTACCCCACGGGCGCTCAGTCCACCTTTGGGCCATACACGGCCGCCAACCCTACGGATGTCCGGTTTATGGCGCGGCAGGTCAATGTCAAGGTGACGGGTGCTGTTTTGGCTGATTGGCGCATCGGGGTGATGCGGCTGGATGCGGTGGCCAGCGGCAAGCGATGAGTGATTTTGAGCATTTGAAGAGACTACGCCACCATGTGGAGGCTGCTTTAGAATACTCTGGAGGCACACATAATTTTGACGATGTTGCCGAGATGGTGGGGGATCACAGATTGCAGTTGTGGCCAGCCTCAAACTCGGTGGTATTGACAGAGATCATTGTCTACCCGCGACTCAAGAACTTGCATTACTTCTTGGCTGGTGGCGACCTAGATGAACTCTCACGGATGCGACCAATGATCGAATCCTGGGGCAAGTCGATTGGCTGCACCAGAGTGACTTTGGCAGGCCGCAAGGGCTGGGCAAAGACATTTTTAAAAGACGAAGGTTACAGCCCACAGTGGTCTGTACTTGCAAAGGAGTTGATATGAGTCTGCTTGATGAAGCAACTACACAACAAGTTGTGTACGGCCCTGATGGAAAAGCGTATGGCAACCCCGCAATAGCCAGAAACGCTGGTGTAAATCAATACTATCGTGAGGATGGCACTCCTTACCCTGTTGCGCAACAGACGCTGCCCATGCCTGCTCCGTCATTTGGCGGCATGGGCAGCGCTGACCCATACTCACGAATCATGGGTCAGATGGGTGGTGGTACTGATCCGTACTCGCGGATCATGGCGCAAATGACGCCAACCATGAACCCGTACACGGGCGCAGGTGTTGCTATAGGTGGCTACGACCCATCACTCTACAACCGGAGGAGTGGATCGGGCCTGATCAATACTGGCCGAGTCGGTGGCGGCATGGGCGGTGGTGGCGGTGGTGGCGGTTTTGAATCAGTTCCAAGTGCATGGGACAACATGACCCCTGCACAACAAGCCGCCTACTACGCTGCAAACCCAACGATGGCGGCGATTACTCGGGCAGGTCAAGGGTTACTTGGCTTGACATCTTTGGGTATGGCCCAAAACTATTTCGTTCCTGAATTTGTTGCGAATATGAGTGCCAGGGCAATGGGATATGACCCAGCCAATCTTTCTTATGGCGGCGCATCAAGGGCTGAACAAGCCGCAATGAATGCGGCGCTGGCCGAGCAGGCTGCACAAAGTTATGGCGGCGCATCAATGGCTGAACAAGATGCAATGAATGCTGCACTTGGAGAGGCGGCTGTAGGAAGTTATGGCGGCGCATCAATGGCTGAACAGCAAGCAATGAATGATGCGCTTGGAGCGCCAGGTCAAAGCGTTTCAGATGCCGCATCCAGCGCTGCTGACGGCTACGGCTCTGGAGATTCAGCCGGCTTTGGCGGCGGCACTGATTCTGGCAGTGACGGCTGGGCCAATGGCGGCAAGGTCACCAAGGATCGCCTCAAAGGCCCAGATCCTAAAGGCCCAGATGAAGGCTACGGCGCACTACTCAGCGGCGAGTATGTCATCAAAAAATCAGCGGTCAAGAAGTACGGCCAAGGGCTGCTGGACATGATCAACGATGGCAAGATACCTGCCAAAAAAATGAAATCTTTACTCGGCTAAGGGGAAAAAAATGTCCAAAGGTGGAAACCAAGTATCAACGACTTCAATTGATCCTGACATCAAGAGTGCGTTTCTGACAAACTTTGCTCAGGCTCAAGGTGTTGCAGGGGCATTGCCCGTTCAGCAGTTTGCAGGCTACAACCCTCTGTACCAAGCTGGTGAGCAGCAGATTGTCAACCAGTCCCTGACCCCGTTTACTGGTCAGGAAATTGGCGCGTTTATGAATCCTTACCAGCAGGAAGTCATTGACCGCAGCCTTGGTGACATTGAGTCAAGCCGCCAGATGCAAGACCTTAGAGATCGTCAGGCCGCCACACAAGCCAGAGCCTTTGGTGGCTCACGCCAAGGTGTGCAGTCTTCACTGACAAATGCTGCTGCCTTGAAGCAGGCCGCTGATCTGTCAGCGAACATGCGCAACCAAGGCTATGGCCAAGCTGCACAGTTGGCTCAATACGCTCGAGGACAGAACATCCAAGGCGGCCAGAATGTGATGGCTTTGGGCGGTGCGCGTCAAGCGTTTGAGCAGCAACAGCTTGATGCCATCCGCAACATCGGCCTGCAAAAACTTGGCATCGTGCAGTCCAGCTTGGGTGCAAGCCCTGCCAACTTGGGCGGCAGTGTATCAACGCCTTACACCCGCAATGTCGCATCCGGTGCTTTGGGTGGTGCTTTGGCTGGCGGCCAAATGTTTGGCCCTATCGGCGCAATCGGTGGCGGCATTCTTGGCTTGCTAGGTTAAGGGGATAAAAATGTCAACACCATTTGACTTTGCAAACTTTGGCAACATGTTTGGCGGCATGCAGGGCGGCACGCCCACTGGTCTTGATGCGCTGCTGAGTGAAGACCAGCGCAAGCTGATGGGCCGCAACGCTACTCTGGCAGCGGCGGCTGCACTGCTGCAAGCCAGTGGCCGCAGCACCACCCCCATCGGGCTGGGCCAAGCCCTTGGCTCGGCACTGCAAGCTGGTCAGCAGGGCTACCAGCAGGCGCGTGCTGGGTCGGTGCAGGATCTGCTGATGAATCAGAAGCTCGCAGAAAGTCAGATGTCCCAAAAACGGCTATCCGACATTGAAAAAATTATCAGCACAGGCGTGCGTCCTGCTGTTGCAGGTATACCATCGCAGATGGTTGAGGAAGATGGCCGTTTCTTGGGCGACACACCTGCTGTTCCTGCACGCCCTGCTGGATTTGACCTTCAATCAATTGGGCCACAGTTGATGTCCCAAGGCCCAGAAGGCCGCAAAGCGTTTGCTGATTTGCTTGCAGCGCAAAAGACATTGATGGGTGACACCTTTAGCCTTGCTGAGGGTGCAAAGCAATTCCAGCGTGACCCGATCACTGGCGAAGTGCGTGAAGTTGCTGCTGGTGCGCCAAAGCGAGAGGCTGTGCCTGCTGATATTCAGTCTTATAACCTGGCAAAAGAGCAGGGCTTTGCTGGGTCTTTTGTAGATTTTAAAAATGCTTTGGCTGCACCTCCTAGTGACATTCAGGGATTTAATCTTGCAAAACAGCAAGGCTACACAGGCAATTTCATTCAATATCAAAACGCAATCAGGCCGCCAAGTTCTACGACTATCAATATGCCAAGCGAGGGCGAGCGCAAGTCGGCGGTGTTGTCTAACCGATTGAACTTCAGTGTTGGTCAGATGAACAGCGCCATCAACGCTGATCCTTCTGCGGCTATGCCAAAAACCACATCCGAATTGGCCAGATTTTTGACTAGAAGCGATTTCCTGCCCAATGCCTTAAACAGTGAGCAGCGCCAAATTGTTGAAGCTGCGCAAATGGATGTGTTGGATGCTGCCCTTACTTTTGGTACGGGGGCTGCTTATACGATTCCACAGCTTGAAAGTTACAGGAAATCTTATTTTCCTCAAGTTCTTGATACTGAAAAAACAGTCAAGTCCAAGCAAGATCGTTTGATGAACTTGCTGAAGTCTGCTGAGATTGCATCTGGCCGAGCAGCAGGTCAGATTACTGCGCCAATTCCAAAGCCAGTAACTCCAGGTACGCCATCTGCCACGCCAGCCACTGCTACAAAAACCATGCAATGGGACGGCACTAAATTTGTTTTTAAATGAGGCCGTATGAAAAAAATCAACATCGAAGGCATCGGAGCGCTTGAGTTTCCAACGGAAGCGACAGATGAGCAGATTGCTGCATTTGTCAACAGCACGCCACCTGACCAGCTAAGGCAGATTGCTGGGACACAAGCCACCAGCCAAGAAAGTGCTTTGGGCCGAGGACTTGGCCTTGCCACAAGGGCAATGGCCCCGACTCTAGCTGGCGCTCAATTTGGATCGCTTGGTGGGCCATTGGGCGCTGTCGTTGGCTCTATGGCTGTGCCAGCGGCTGACGCAACCAATGCACTCATCAACTTGTTGGCCTCGCCGTTTACAGATAAACGCTTAATTCCAGCCTCGCAGGCTATTCAAAACCTGATGACCCGTGCTGGTGTGCCTGCCGCACCAGAAACGCAAACACCCACAGAGCGCGTTGTTTCGTCTGGACTAGAAGCGTCAACAGGTGTTGCCCGAACCATTCCTGCCTTAATTAGTGCGTCCACTACAGCCACATCACCCGTGGCTCGGGGTATTGCTGGTCAGCTTGCCACAGCCCCTGGCACGCAGGCTGTGGTCACGCCAGCAGCCGTTATGGCCGGCCAAACAGTTACAGAGGCAACAGGAAACCCACTGTACGGAGCAGCGACAACATTGGGAACTGGCTTTGCTGGAAGCATTAAGCGACCACAAAAAGAGCAAGCCTTGTCTTCTGGCGCACTTAACAAAATTGCGTCAGACAGATACGACCAATTGCAGGCTTCCGGCGTGCAGTTGAAAACAGACGAGTTTGTCGATTCAATGAGCAGAATTGCAAAAGGTTTGCGCCAAGAGGGATACACGCCAACGGGGTATCCAAAGGTTACAGGTGCAATCCAAGAATTGACATCTACCGCACAGCCCAAAGATTGGACTGAAATTCAAGCGTTGCGCAAAATGATTCGCAGCGGTCAAACAAGCATGGACTCTGAAGAAAGGCGCTTGGCCTCTATCTTGCTGGATGAATACGACAACTACCTGATGACTGTCCCCAAAAATGCAATTGCATCAGGGGACATGAAAAACACGGGTGATCTGTGGTCACAAGCCCGAACTTCTTATTCAAGAATGAAGAAGTCAGAAGTGTTTGAGGATATGTTGAACGAAGCCAAATTAGATCGCAGCAAATTCACTCAGTCTGGTGAGGAAAATTCTTTGGCAAAGCAGTTGCGACAACTTGCAAAGAACGACAAAAGAATGCGTCTGTTTACCAAAGAAGAGCAGGCTGCAATTGAGCAAGCGGCTAAAGGTGGCACTGTACAAAACATGCTCAAGTTCTTTGGCCGTTTTGCCCCCACTGGCCCTGTAAGCGGTATGTTTACAGGAGGTGCAACAGTTATGAACCCCGCCCTTGGGTTAACAATGGCAGGTACAGCGGCTGCATCACGAGTTGGCGCAACAAATATGCGCCGCGCCAGCGTAGACGAGTTGTCTAATCTCATGCGCATGGGCAGCGCACCACAGACAATTGGCGGCCGGTTTAGGGCTACAGCCCCCACAACAATGAGGGGTTTGTTGTCTTTTGAAGACCTTGAGCAGCAACAACGGAATCTGATGGGAATTCAATGATTGAAGTTACCCTCGGATAACTGACCCAAAAAATGCCGCTGTCAGCGGGTCGATCTTGATTTTTCGATTCCTCTGACGGCGGCGTGCATTCAGAAAATCCTTATCGTCAGCGCTCATCTTGTGGCGCTTTTTGCGCATACGCTCGGCGGCTGTGAACGATAGCGGCCTTGGTGCATCTGGCTCACTGCCCAGCGTCAGCAAGGCCGTGGTCATGTTGCCGGACTTCTCATAGCCATGCACCCGCACCACCTTGGCTTTGCGCAGTGCTCTGACATTGTCGTAGGCAGTGGCCAAGGCGCATGGCAGGCGCACAGCGATCTCGGCCACGCTCAACGGGCCAATGCTCAGCAGCCGGATGATGCCGGCTCTATAGACCGGCTTTAGTCCGCGCATCTTGCATCCTGCGGGTGTACTCACGGCGCAGCATGGCACGCACCACGAAAGCCCTTGTGTGGGCGTCTTCCGGTATCGCATGGCCATACATCTCCGGCGACAGCAGATCGTCCATGAACTCAATGGCGGCCTCAAGGGCTGGCTCAAGAACTGGCTCACTCATAGCTTGTCTGCATCTTTTCTGTATGTACGCAAATTGGCGATCAAGGACGGCAGCTTGAATGCGTCCATTGCACCAGGTCTGCCGGTGAAGGGTTTCAGTTCAAGGGGGACATACACCCCGAGCATTTTGTTCAGGGCTGGTGGCGGTGTTGTTTTCCTCATGCTGACCACCATGCCACCAGTGCCGCAGCCAAGCCGCAGCCGATCACCAAGCACAGCAGATAGTCCAGTGCCGCATCGGCACGATTGCTCAATTTATTCATGTTGCTCTCCTTTGTACATAGCATGATTGCTATGTGTTACGAATTTTACGCCAAATAAAGAAACTTGCATAGTAGTCAAGAAATAAAGATGTTGCAGTTAAAATACACCTATGGAATCAGTACAAGACATTCGGGACAGGGCCAAGGCCAACGGCATCAGGATGAATGCGGTCTGCCGTGAGGCTGGCATCCAGCCCCCACAGGTCAGCCGGTGGCTGGCCGGATCAGTCAGTCCTCTGTGGGTTTCAGTAAAGGCGCTGTCACAGGCGCTTGATCGTCTTGTACAAGTCGGTGAGGCCGGTCAAGGTAAGACTCCAGCGCCATCCGAATCAAGGCAGCCCGAGACAGTCTAAGCTCAACGGCCAGCTTGTCCACGGCGGCAATGATGGATGTGTCTACATGGGCGGCGATGTATCTCATTTGAGTCCTTAGAAGGTGGGGGTACTCGCTGCACTGGTGCGCTCCATCGGGAATCCCCAACAGCCAGCATCCGCTTTCCCCCCGATTTTTTACCAGTTATCGTCAGACTCAGCGGCCACAGGGGCGGCTGACTTGCTGACACCGAAGTCGGCAGCAGCACTTGGCCGCGCACCGCCCAGAGGCTCACCCTTGGCCACCAGCATGATGTTGTTCAGGCCAAACGACACGCCTTTGTTGCCAGCTTGGTCATACGCATAGGCATTGAGCGATACCCGACCAAAGTCGCCAGAGACAATGTCATTGCTACCGAGCAGGTCTTGGCCATTGGCGTCAACAGCACCAGGCTTATTCGTGGACTTGGTGTTGAAGAAGTAGCAGCCGGCGTACTCTTTGCCCAGCGGCGTGCCGTCACTCTTAGTCTCAGTGTCGCCATCACGCAAGGGGTTGCGCACATTCTTGGGGATCTTGTCGCCGAACTTGGCGGTCAGCGCTTCTTTGGCCGCAGCCTTTAAAGCCGCTACCGTCTCGGTATCAGACTTGGGGACAAGCACTTGCGTGCTGAACTCATCCTTGCCGTTCATCTCATTCTTGCGTGCGCTCATCACTGAGCAATAAACAAAGCGGCATTTGCCGGTAACAACCCGTGTAGTCATAGCGTTTTTCCTGTTTAGCGTTAAAGCTGCGACATGCAGCACTTGCATTGTATATCAATTATTTGTTGTTCTAAAAAGTTTTTTGTGCGAGACTCTGCACATGACTTTATTTCCACACCAAGAAGAGGCCAAGCAATTCCTCCTGGACAAGAGGCGAGCCATCCTTGCCGACCAGCCGAGGGTGGGCAAGACCCTGCCGGCGGCAGCGGCGGCTCTGCAACACCTGCCGGCCATCATCGTCTGCCCAGCTATCGCCAAGACTGTCTGGGAGGCGGCATTCAATAAGCTCGACCCGTCCACCCCCGTCAAGGTCATCACCGGCAAGAAGCAGGCGGCAGAGATTATTTGCTCTGGCGTGACCATCGTGAACTACGATATTCTATCCAGTGTCACGGCTTTTACAGGAATTAAAACTGTGGTGTTTGACGAGTGCCACAGGCTCAAAAACAACAAGGCCATCCGCACCAAGGCGGCGATGCTGATGATGAAAAAGATCGACAGGGTCTATGCCCTGTCCGGCACACCCATCCCCAACCGGCCCATCGAACTCTGGCCCATCCTGCACGGGCTGGGCATCTATAGGGGCGGCTGGTTTGACTTTGCCGCACGCTACGCCAAGATGTGGTCAGCGCCTTGGGGCTTGGATGTCAGCGGTGCTAGCAACATCCCCGAATTGAAAGCACTGATGCGGCCCTTTGTCCTGCGCCGGAAGAAGGAAGACATCTTTATGGACTACCAGCAGCCACAGGTATCACTGGTGACCTTTGACCTGCCCGTAGACAAGCGTGAGCAGTCATTTGATGCCGATGCCTTGGTGGCCAATCCAAACGCTCTGATGGCCTTTGAGGGCTTGGCCGAGATCATGCGCGAGGCAGGGATGCGCAAGATCAAGGCGGCGTCCGAATTCATCAGCGACCTGCTGCAATCCGGCGAGCCGGTGGTGGTGTTTGCGCACCACAAGGATGTGGTGCATGGGCTGGTCGAGGAACTCAAAGACCACAAGCCGGTGGTGGTGGTGGGCGACACGCCGAGTGCCAAGCGCACAGAGAACATTGCGGCATTTCAGTCCGGCCAGACCAAGGTGATTGTGGGCAACATTGCGGCCATGTCTGAGGGGGTTGACCTGAGTGCCGCCGACACGATTGTCTTTGTCGAATGCACCTGGTCAACCTCTGCGCTGGAGCAGGCATCCAGCAGGGTGGAGAACATCAACAAGTCAGGCGTCAAGCCGGTCATCTACCTGCTGACGATCAGGGCATCACTCGACCACAATGTGCTGGCTAAGGTGTTGAAAAAGCAGAACATCGTGAATCAGATTATTTAAAGGAGAAAGCTATGCAACATGAAACCAGAAAACACGCCCGACTCTCAGCATCCCGCATGGACAGGGTCATGTCCTGCCCAGGCTCTTACCGGCTGGAAAGCAAGATGCCTTATGAGCCAGCGGGTGAGGCCGCTGCCATCGGCACGGCTATCCATGAGCTATCCGAGCGCATTCTGCGGGGCGAGGCGGTCAACCCCAAAGACCACCCAGACGATCACTTTGACATGGCCAACGAATACGCCACCTTCATCAATACGCTTGTGGAGAACCCCCGTAAG